CCAAAATCAATAGCACACACCGCTTTATCAGATTGTGTGTCGTTATAAATCAGACAGCCCCTAGCTGTAACGGTTGCCGTGCCAAAAGTAAGATCTGCGAAATCGCACAAAGCGGTTGTGCCAGAAGTCGTTGGAGTCACCGAAGTTAGCGCAGCTCCTCCAGCAGTATAGTTGGTTCCGGTTGCCTGACCAGTGGTTACATAGGCTGTAGTGCCAGCACCCAGAGTTGCCGAACTTGTATACAAGGCCAGTTTAAAAGAATTACCTGACGATGCAGTAAAATTATGCGTACCGACAAGCAGCTCTTGCTTAAAAGATGTCGCTATAGCTGATGATATTGCCATTCATAACTCCTTAATTATCTTAGCCATCTCATGGTGGCCTTGACTTGTCAACAAGTTTACCATGGTTGTCCTATCAGATGTTATAGCATTTTTAATTCCGTGCAACACAATCTGATAAATGTAATTCTGAAAAGCCTCTGCCTGCTGACGGATGTGAGGAGCAGCATTTTCAGATATTGAACATATTTTTTTGGTGATCTGCTCTGCCCAAAATTCAGGGTCATGCCCTTTGTTCTCGGTTGTAGAAACCATCACATTGCCCAGCTCTAAAAATCCTTCTTCACCCACGATATGGCTCCGGTGATTGGATTTCTTGCGGCATGCTTGCGCCAGCTTTTTTCATTTCCAATTCCAAGTTGGATTTAGGCGATACAATCCAATTGTTTTCATGAGGCACAGCTACCATTGGATCTTTCAACCTATGAAAGCCATAAATCCTTTCTTCGATAGGCACGTTCTGATCTAGTAACGCAGATCGATGAGAAACCCCCACTTGCATGTTTGCGTCCATGCACTTGCTTAGCCAAAACTCAACGCAAGCCCTTCCCGCCTCCGCAAAATGCAAATTGCTTTTATAACTAAAATCAATTCCAAATAAATCAATTCGCGCAACCTTGTGCCAGTAAGCAAAAGCAATAGTCATTGGTATTGTGTTGTTTAAATAAGCACAATTGGTTTCTTGCACGATTTCTTTCAAAGGGTATAAGACAGCGCTAGGCACTCTCGCATCTAACTCACAAGTGTAACAAGGCACATCACATTGCGGCAGAAAGCTTCTCATTATTTCGGTTTGAGGCCCAGCATCATCACCATCAAAAAAACGACTAGCTGGATCTAACATGAACATCCGATCAGACTTGTAAACAGCAGCTGCTGAATTAATCGTCCAAACTTCATCCCACTCGACTGAGTTTTCTTTTCCTATCGCAAAATCAACTTGCGAATTCCCAAGGGCCACAATCGCTATGTGAGCGCCCTCAAGAGACTCTATTTTTTGCATTAACTAACCCCGGTTCTCAGGAGGTCATAGCGATATTCGTCTCTTTGTTCGCGTCCCTCCGCAATCGTCTTCATTCTAGCAATGGCCTCTTTGAAACGTCCTTCAAACGTAGCCATTACGTCTGGAGTTTCTTTTAAGAACACTGCCGCCTCTGCGAGAGAACCATAAAGAAGAGCGTCAGGATAATCAGTGGAAAGGAAGGTTGTGCCGTCATCTGCGCCAGAAGCCAAAGACGCTGGCTTGTGCAGGTAATGAAGCTCAACCGTGTAGTTTGCGTCAGGTATTGGCGCAACCTCAAAAGCCGTGTCATCGAAAAGCGAATAATATCTAGGCTGTCCAGTCGTACTAGTGGATGGAGCAAACTCTTTCATAAAAGAAGGATGCTTGTAATCCAAATACGCATAGGTGCTGCTCGATATCACTGCCAGACTAAACGGCGCGTAAAAGTCACTTGGCGTTGCTAAAAATCTGTTACTAGAAGTAAGCGTTCCCTGCACATTTTTACGTTGCTTGGGAAGCTCAACCAGTTTAAAGATTCTAGACTCTGCCTCTTTGATGAAAGTGGGCAGATTTGTAACAAACGAAGATTCAGTACACTCAAGGTAGTCCTGAATAGCCGTTTTTAAAGTTGCCAGTGTGAAACTCATGTCGTTATGGTTACCTCGCCTAGACCCACTGTAATTTCGTAGGTATCTAGTTTGGTCCCAAGTATACCACTTTGCACATTTGTGTACACCACAAAGGCATTATTATCATCTTGTGTATCTGGCCTCGCATTTTTCAAAGCTTCTGGATCAGGCCTGTGCGGTTTTGGCTGAAGCTGAGGGTGTTTCGGTGACCATTGGTCTGGACCAACCAACAAGCCGTCCCATGTCTTTTTCATCTCACGCAACTTGTAACGAAATCCTGTGATGTCACAGATTCCGTACGCATGTTTGCCGCTTGCAAATGCCATAACTAAGCCGAGTTATACCCGCCAAGATTTGGTGAAATTCTAAACGATGCCCTAGACTGATCTTGGGACATAGCTCTTTGGAACTCTTCTTCGTACAAGGTTTTTAAAATGCCAGTTCTGTCAGGCGCTTTTTTCAAACTCATATAATAGGCGAGTCCAGCAGTGAAACACGGGTAAAACCGAAATGGCACGTCCATGGTATTGGTTGCTGCGTCAGCATCGTCCATTCGAGTCAACACGTTCATGTGAATAACATAGGTAGAATTCTTGTCAGGCACAGGCCAAACCGAAATTGTTGGTGTTATTTGCTTATCTACAAATATCTGGTTTGGTTTTCCTGTTGTGCTTTTGTTCGTAATGTTCGCGTACTCTGCTCTATTGATTCTGCTAATCGGCATGTCTACATCACTACCGCCAATCGACTCTCTAACAAAAGCGTCTAGAACATCAATCGGAGCGGTAGCGTTGGTAGAGTCAATGTTGTACGTCTTGGTGTCTTTCACCATCGAGACAGTTTTTTGCTTCACAGTCCACTGGTTCAAACCTCTGTTGGACCATTCTGCCAACATCAAGTTTATACTTCGGCGTGCAGTCTTTAAGTCGTAACCCGTACGAAGCTCTAAGCCACAACGCTCAAACGCTTCTTCGATGTACTCTGCTACATCAGGTTCAAAATCTTTACTGCCACTTACCGCCATTATTTTTTCCTTTTACGCCTTTTCTTTTTTTCAGGCTCTTCAGGAACATACAGGTTATCAAAAACCTTGTTCACATCCAATGTATAATCAAGTTCGCTTTTTGAGTAGTGAATGTGCTGGGACGGTTTAAAGTCTGGCGCACCCTCGCCAACAGTAAACCAAGCTGGGTGGGTGACCCTCACCCGATTATTGGGAAGCGCCACAATATTCCCTGTCCATTTGCCAGCGTCGAGCAGTTCTAAAACATGAGATTGTTTGTGCTGCGCTGGATCGTCTGCGATCTCGTTTTCAGCATAGTCAACCGTAAAATAATACTTTGCGGGATAAAACTCGCCATCAATCTTGGCAAGCCATGGGCAAGGTGTTGCTCGATCAATGACATAAACTGAGTGATTGTGGGATGAACAATCCCAAGGTTGACAGGCCCAAACTGGCATAGGTTCTGGCCAGCCTTCATAGTCGGAATCAGCAGCTAACCCAGTAATAGGCATCCTTGCCCACATCGCGCCACCATGAATATTTTCTTCTACCGTGTCAACTTCCGCTCCGGTGAAAATTAACTGAAACGAAAGACACCTCGTCGGCATAGTTGTGACAGCAACCGCCATCGCGTGAATGAATTCACCGTGATACTTTTCGTGGTTGTGGGTGTACTCTTTGCGAACCCAACATTTAAAGTAGGGAATGTTGGATTGTAGATAAGCCATTTATGGGGTTGGCTTTTTTTTGACAGTCCCGCCTTTGTTCATTTTCATCATGGCTTTTTGTGTAATACCGCCCTCTTTACGCATTTGAGGGGTTTTTACCGCTCCGCCTTTATTCATCATGCGGACCATCTTTACTGGATTGCCCTTGTTCATCATTCTTTTGTTAGAACCCATCTTGCTTCTTTTATTCATAGTGACTCCTACTGTCTTCCGAACAAACCCATGTTCGATTGGTTGCTGATTATACCACCACTGCTTGCAAATGTTTTGACGTTAGTCGGCTTGCCGCCCACGCCTTGCCGCTTGGATCTTTTGCGTTTAACCGCAGACGCAATTTGGCTTTTAGACATTCGGTTTGCCTTGGATCTTGGCACACACTTGGGGTATTTGCGTTTTGATTTTTTTGCAGAAGACCTTCCGCATGCCTGAAACTTGCCATCCTTCTTGGGAGCGCCAATGTCAACCCAGTCACCTTTTGATCCCTTGCCAAACCAATCTTTAAGACTCATTAGGTTCTAGGCACTCTAGTCTTTTTTTGTTTGCTGGGGTCAATCGCACCACAACCACGGCCTTGAACCATTGTTGTGTTTTTGTTAACCGTGCCGCCGTCTTTCATGTAACCCATACGGTTACGAACTTTAGTAGGCAACTTGCCAAGGCCTTTGTTGCCTTTTGGTATTTCTTTTAGTGACACATCGCCTCCACCGTTTTTTCTTATTGCTCCGCCTTCAGCCGCGTATCTTCCGCCCATTCTTTTGTATTCTTTAACCATGTAAGCGTTGGCGTAGGCTGAAGGATAAACATCGAATTTTGCTTTAGCTTTAGCTTTAGCTTTTGAATAAAGCGAAGGGTTTTTGACGTTATCAGGTATGCTGCCACCTTCTTTCATCTTAATCGTGCTTAAAGTTTTTGCCTGTTGCGCGTGGGTTTTGCTGGCTTTCTTCAAGCCTTTGATTACTTTGTTTAGCTTTTCTTTTGCCATTATCTCATCATCCTTCCGCCCAATCTTCCAATTCCTAACTTTGGACTGTTGATAGCTACGTTAACCGGACCTCTAGTCAGTGGCGCTGCTACGCGCCCCATGGGATCTACTTGTGGCATAGGGAAACTTGGCATTTCTGGCATTGGCTTTGGCATAGGCATAATTCTTTCAATCGATGAAGGTTTTACCATGGTTTTCCCTCCACCCATTCTTCCGCGTCCCATCGGTATTTCGGCAAGATCCAAACCTAAGCCTTCCATGCCTGATGGTCCCGGCATAGGAATAGCTGGCGCTGGCCTAGGGGTTGGTATTCCAGAGCCAGCTACGCGATCTTGCAGCTCTTTAAGAGCCACTGGATCGACTTGAGGGATGTTACCCGGACCCATACCACCTATTGGAAGTGTAGTTCTTAACCCTTCAGGCGGCTCTAAAATAGGGTTGCCAGCATCATCATAAAGATATTCAGGACCAGCGGTTCCCATCGGGTAGCGGCCATAACCGGGACCGCCCATAGTGCCAAACCTTGGTTCAGGAAGATTTGCCACGGGGTCAGGTAACGGCGTAGCCGTTTGTCTTGCAGCTAACTGCTCTTGCAGCGCCTTAATCTTTTCTTCCAAGCTGGTTATTTGACCAGAGTAATCTGGCATGGCGGGTCTTGCCCTACGCTTAAACCTTGGCATAAAGCCGCCGAAGAAACCGCCTCCCATTCTTGGCATTTGTTGGTAAGGGTTAAAGCCTCCCATTCTTGGCATTTGTTGGTAAGGGTTAAATCCGCCCATGCCGCCAAACAAACCACCAATTCCGCCATACGAGTAAGGGTCAAAACCTTGGTCAGCTCGAAAAAATGCCATCAACAATTCCTAATCATACTTCTTGATCATCTCAAGAATAATCATGTAACTGTCGCCGCTGGAGTGACCTACCGTGGTAAAGTCAATGTCTCCAGTTTTGCCGCTACCAGCATTATTTGGAATAGCTGTAAAGTTATCGTAATACTCATCGCCCGTTGCATCTGCCGGGATGTGTGTCAACAAGACGCTTGATGTTGCATCAAATTCTAACTTGACGCTCATGCCGACAGTCATCCAATAAATGCGCTGAATGTGAACTTCTGTACATGCTTGTCCAGCTGAGTTTGCGGCTAGGGCAGATACATCCACCTTTTTAACCGCAGACTCGCCTGTGCCATCAGAGACGTTAGTGAACCGCATTACTGCGGTTCGCTCTCCGTCTTGTATCGTTTGGGAAGCTACAGCATCAGCCATATCTCACCTCCTGTTTAAAGTTCAGTAACCGCAGTGCGTTCTTTGTGAGCGCCAATGTAATCGACGGTCAAAGTTTTTGCAGCAGCAGCACCGTTCTGAATGCCAAACGACAGAGCCAGCTCTTCGTTGTCAGGCGCATTTGTGCTTACCACTGTGCCAGCCAAAACATTGTTTTGGAACACATGAAACTTTTGATCCTTGGGGTCATATACAAACCCTACAGTCATAAAAGTGTCGTCGGCTAATGCGTTAGGCAAATCTAAAGTAGATTGCGTGCTGTCTTTTTCAACAATAAACGTGACAGTTGTTGCCCCATCAGACTTCAAAAAGAAGATCCCATCGGTTACGTCCAACGGGCTAGTATCCGTTAACTGCAAACCAGCAACGATGTCCGTTTGAGTTGCGTCATTGGTTTTGAACCTCATGTTGAATGCAAGCTGCTTGCCTGATTCGTACTTGAAGCCTTCTTTGACTAGCTGAAAAAAATCATTATCGTCGTCAGCATCGTCGTTAGTAACCAATAACAAACCACCATCGCCATCAGTCAGTGCTTCTGAAGCGTTGCCACTTCCGCCTTCTGTGGTTGTGATTGTCCAATCGCTTGCTAGGTAAGTATCGAAGTCATTGAAATAACTGTGGTACTTGTGGGGTGCTGGAGTTTTCAATTTTCCTAATGTTGAATCAGCTCCAACATTGGTAACTCCCGAAGTGAAATGTGTTGTCATGCTACAGTCCTCCTAAAATTTAGACCAGCAACCAGACCATCTGGTTACCGTAGTGACGCAGCCAGTATAACACTAAAAGATTAAAAGCAAATAAAAAGGGCCGAAGCCCTTTTGTTATGAGTTGTACACCTTGTCGTATTTTTGACCCAAGCCAGAAGCCACGATCTGCCTCTTGTACTTCTTAACCATGGTTCTGGCAGCGTGTTGTTGAGCTGGAGTCCACTCGTCTTGCCTTGCCAAAGAGTTGCCCAAACCGCTGTCCATTTTGTTGAAGCCAGAACCGTCCTCTTCAAAAGCTCCGTCACATGAGCTTGCAACGCTGGCTACGAAATCTTGTAAAGAAGAAACTACAGCTTTTGGTAAAGGCTTAGGAGACTTTTTGTTTTTAGCTTTGAAAGTCTTTTCGACAGTCTCAACATCTAAAGCAATGTCCTCGATGCTAATGTTGTTCACAACCACATTGTCTAGAGCCTTATCTAACACTCTTTGCTTGCCAACCAGAACCTGTGCAAGTCTCGCGTCGATAGATCCGTCAACAACTAAGTGCTGAACCAACACTGAGCTGTCTTGACCGATTCTGTGGCAACGATCTTCTGCCTGTGACATGTTGCCGGGAACCCAATCTAACTCAGCAAATACAACGTGGCTTGCTGAAGTAAGTGTGATGCCAACACCAGCTGCTCCGATTGTGCCAATGAAGACATCTGCGTTACCAGCTTGGAAAGTCTCTACCGAGTTTTGTCTGTGAGCTTGGTTGCAGTCACCAGTCAGAGTAACCACTGATTTGCCAGCAGCTTCCAAGCCAGCTTTGATTCCGTCAACAACATCCTTGTGGTGAGCCATGACCACTACCTGATGATCGATTGCAGCAACGTGAGTTACAACATCGTTTACTTTTGCCAAAGCTGTCTCATGTCGTACACCTGACATTTGCTCGAACTCGATGTCTTCAGAAGAAGTTTCATCAACCGCGTCAGCCAAGGTTTCAAACTCTTTTTTGATTTGGTCGCTGTAGTCGCTGTTAGGCAACACAATGATTTGTCGAACTTTCTCAGGAAGCTCTTTGAGAACCTCGTCCTTCTTTCTTCTGATCATGAAAGACTGTCGTAACACTCTCTGTAACTCGTCAAGGTTGGAAGATCCGTTGAAGTCCCAAACAGTCTTACGGCCAATGTTGATTTGGTGAGCGCCAGCGTAGCGAACTCCAAACTTAAAGTAGTTACCAAAGGTAACAGGGTCAAGATAACCAGCGATAGGCTGTAGCTCGATAGGACGGTTTGTAATTGGGGTGCCAGTCAAAACCACTTTGCGATTGGCTTTGATACCGACAGCAACTTTAGTGCGAGCAGCTGTATTGTTTTTGATGTAATGAGCCTCGTCCATGATCACCAAGTCCCAAGTGCGAGCATTGATTGCGTCCTTATGCTTAGACAAAACATCATAGTTAATGATGATCACATCCGGGGTAGCAGGGATCTGCTCGCCGCCACCGTTGACGATCTGGATATCCCTGTCAGCAACCAACCATTTGGTCATCTCGTTTTTCCAGTTGATCTTCAGAGATGCTGGGCAAACAACCAATACAGTCTTAGGTGCAGTTGCGTTGATCACTCCGATAGCCTGTATGGTTTTACCTAAACCCATCTCGTCACCAATCAAAGTTGAAGAGCGCTTGATAGCGTAAGCGATTCCAGCTTTCTGGTAAGGGAGATAAGACAAACCAGCTGGCACTGGGATCTCAATATCTGCATCTGTAGCTTGAGAATCAGCAAGCGCCTGATCGTTGTCTCTGTAACGAGTAACAACCCACTTGTTGTCTACCTTACGAACAGAGTAACCAGCTGCTTTGATCGCAGCTTTCTTCTCGCGCCATACGGTCCAAAACTCTTGGGTAGGAGAAGCAGTGCTGACAAAACGTCCATCTGTGTGGACCGTTTCTTTTGACCAATCTAGCTTCAGTTCCATGTTTATCTCCGGTTCATCAATTTATGCGTTAAATATACAAGATTCCGTGTCGTTGTGCAAGTTTTTATACAAGTATATACAGGCATAAAAAAAGAGGGCCGAAGCCCTCTAATTTTTCTTTTGATTCTACAAAAGAAAGAGTCATGTCGAAACAGGGGTCTGAGACCTCCTCATTTCGATTCTAAGAGGTTTTAATTAAGCCCCTTGGGACCCATACGCACCCCTCCAATCACTGAAGCCAAAAGAGTAACGCTCCCTTGCCTTGTACCTGATGTTGCCAGTCGTAAAGTCTGGCTCCATGCTGGTTTCCATTGCAGTGCGCTGGAAACCTTTCAGTCCTTCGCCTGCTTCTGTGACGGTAGTCAGTAAGAAGAAAGCATCTGGATCGTTCAGATAGTGGTTCACAGTGTAACCACCGGGAAGAACGCCAGTGTTCCTTATCGCGTTTATGTCATTGTCCGCAGTTCCTGATCTACCGGGAGAGTTTAAGATCCTGTCCGCAATGAACGTAAGTTGTGGTGGAACCACAAGCTTAGTTGCTTGAACAGAGATCGTTAGACCTCGGTCATCAGTGAAAGTGGAAATATCAATAAGAGCATCTTCGAGACTAGTCTCGTTTAGGTCGGCCATTGTGGTCGCCCTATTCGCTGCGGTCCCGCCACCTGCTAAGGGGTGAGCTGTATTGATAAGTGAAACGCCGTCTCCTCCAGTAAAACTTGAAGAAAATGCGTTGTTAAGAACGTCTGCGGCGGTGACTTCTTTGGTGTGAGCCATAGAACGTGCTAACGCTTTGACGTATCTCTTTCCTAACGAGTCATACAAATTGTCTTCGACGGCCTCTTCGGTTAGGGCAAATGCCAACGCAACCGTGCTATGCGTATAGCGTGCGCTGAAACTTTCGTTAGCATTGTCAAAAGACACACCTGCCGATTCCGCCTTAGTTGGGGCAGCTCCGAAACCCGTAATCAGGACTTCTTCCTCGAAAGCTCTCTGAGAATCTTCCATAGGGAAGATGTCTGCGAACTCGCTATCGTAACTGTCATATGACATTCCAAATAACGAATTCAATCCCGGCTCAAGTTCTTTCGCTAATTGCGCTCTAGAAATAGCCATAAGTTATTCTCCTTTAAGCCAATCCAGCGCCTTTCACGCCAAATATATGATTTTGAATTACGACATACACGTTGGTATTAGCAGAAGATACATCATCGTTTTCGGGGTCTTCAGAAATGTCAATTGCCTTAATAGACAATGTCGTTCCTGTTCCGCCGTCAGCGACTTTTAGCTCTGCACCACTTATGCCAGTGACTGTGCTTCCACTTGATGTGTAAACAATATCGAAGTTACCGAAAAGGTCGGCAATCGGAAATGCAGCGTCAGCTTGCACTTCAAAAACGACATTGGGATCATCAATTATGAAAGCGATTATATCCGAAGCATTAGTGCTTGCGGGATAGTAGTTGCTGTACTTCTGCTCACCCGTGGTTGGGTCAGTGTATTGACAGCCATTAAAAACTCCCACTATTGGGACTGTGCCTCCGTCCGCATGGACTTCGACAGTTCCTCCAGTGACTTGAGCAACCATATCGCCTTGGAAAATTGCAGTATCGTAATTTGCGGCTATGCGATATCGACTCGTACCACCAGTGTAGGGAGCGCCACCAATCATTTTGACTGGCTTCATTCCAAAAGCGGCATCTTTATTAGCCATTTGGGCCTCCTAGTTAGGTTTTACCAAAGGTTACCTTGGTGTCCCTTTGAGGATCGTACTTAACGTACCTGCCATCACGCTTCGCATCACTAAAAACACTATTGTCTAACGCCTCAACAGCATCGACATTTTTTTGTTGATAGTAAGCGTTACGCTCGGCAATTGTCTCATTAGGGATTTTTGCCAAAAGTAAACCTTCATTACTTATTACACCAGTATTTCTGCCCTCATCAACGCTTGGCATGTGCTGCCATTCTGCGGGAAGATCCTCCGCCCTCACCAATTCCCATCCTTCGCGGACGCGCCTTGATACGTTTGCACGATCTTCATCGCCTAGCATTTCTGCCCTAATCCACCTGTAGGTATAACCCGGAGGAGGAGGAGGGGTTTCGAGCTTTCTTACTGGTCTCCATGGTTGTCTTCGAGCTTGTTTATCGTGAGTCTCGGAATCACGCGAGTTTCGATTCGTTTCTTTCTTTTCTGCCGTAGTCATTATACTGCCTCCCTTTGAGCAATTTTTTGCTTTTCTTGAGCTACCCGCTTCAACCAATCTTGTTCAGACATGTTGTGCGGTTTTAACCCTCGAAGGCGCTCGACTTCAGACTTTGAGAAAGTCACGCCGTTTTTCACTTTACCGCGTGTTTGTTGACGACTTCCGATGGAAGCAGATGAGACTCTTTGCACGGGGGGTCCACCATCTTTTTGACCGTCACCCTCATCAGCAGATTGCAGATGTGGATAAACTTTATAAATTCTATTGTTCAGCTCGCCATAATACTCGTCAGAGTCAGCTTCATAGCCTTCGTTTATAAGATTATAGTGCTGAAAATAAGCGTACTGTGTAGCCTCAAGATTTCCTGCGTCCTCTTGATCGCCGTACCATTTATTTTTTTCATACCACCCAAGCGCTTCTTTCGTAGGCTCTACTTCTTCTTGTTGTTGTTGCACCACTGGCTGGTTTTGATAATAAGACTGGTCTACCGGGGCTTGAACAGCACTTTCTTCTTGTCTGTTCTTTGCCAACCTAATTTTTTCTTTCTGAATGCTTATGTCTGACTTGAGCGTGTCAGCTTTACTCATCAGCTCCGCATCACCAGACTCTACAGCTCTCTTGTAAAGATCGTCAGCTTGCGTTTCTTTAGCCTGCAAAGCTTCTTCTTCTTTTTGAATGACCGTTGCTTGTTGCTGAATCTGTGATTGCTGCATAGCGGACAATTGAGCCTGCTGCTGCCTAACCATTTGTTCTAATTGCGCGGCTCTTTCTTCCGCAGCGCGAACCTGCTGGTTCTTTTTGTTGATTCGCTTGCTAACATTTTTGGTGTAGTTTGCAAGCTCCTCGTCATTGTCAACACTAGCAGCAGCCTCCTGTTCGGGCTGATCTGGCTGAATGTCTACCTCAATCTCTTCAGGTTGGTTTTCTTGAATTTCGTTTTTTTCTACCATGGCTACATACTCACTATATCATCAGGACTAAGAATTGTTGCTATAACTTCATCATCGTTAATGATTCTAACTTCAGCACCATCTTCCAACTTGAACCTAGCGCCAGCATAGCGTCCAATCAAAACCCATTGTTTTTCTTCGCACCAATGAGATTCGCCATACTTGTCCGTGTCGTTATAACACTGCGGCCCTTTCTTGACAACGTAAGCTACAAGCGTAGCAAGATTCTCTCGCTCGATTGTCTCATGCGTTAGTAGTATCCCGCCTTTAGTTTTTTGACTGCCAGTATATGGCAGAACCAGAATTCTCCATCCGGTAGGCTGAGGCATTCTCTCTAAGACTGACTTGTCCAGAAGAGATGGATCTAGGATTTTATCCTCGATGTCCACATATGCATCTGCAATAGCTGTTTTTGCTGCTTCAGACATTTTAATTAAGATTCCTTGTTAAACTCTTTTATCTCCGATTCGATAAAGTATAACCCAGAAAGCTCACCTTGCAAAAACTTGTAATGTTCAATACTTTCAAGCGATCCTGACATCAGCGTCTCGCTGATCTGCGACTCCCTATCTTTGATCGCTTTTTTGATCTTGTCGTAGAGAGTGAAGTCTTCCATTATGCCCTGACTTTAAAATCCAATCCTTTCGTTGCAGCTCCGCCGCCTCGAATCTTAACAATCTTCTCAACTCCAGCGTTAACTACAACGCCCTGCTGAGTGCTTTGAATTGTTTTAGGCTTGTCTCTTCCAAACTTTTTCATTAGTCCTTCCTATTTTGATTTTTTCGCCTTCGCGGTTTTCTTTTTTGCTGGCGCTTTTTTCTTAGGCGCTTCAGCTTTAGGTTCTGGAGCTTCTTCTTCTGCCTTCGCTTCTGGCGCTGGCTCTGGTTCTGGAGCGGGTTCTGGAGCAGGTTCTCCAGAAGCTACTCTGGCTTGTTTCGCGGCAATACGAGCGAGGTTTGCCTGATGGGCAACCTCTGCGGTCTTTCTTGCCTCCGCAAGCGCTTCCGCTTCAGCTTCTCTATCTAGTTTTTTCTGCGCCCTCAGTTCTTTGATGGCTTCGAGCTTATAACTTGTGGTCATGTCATCCTCTCATTTTTTGCTCTAATTCGAGCAACTTTAAATCTGCCTGTTGATCGAGTCTTTGTAATGCAACATCCAGTTTATCATCGGCAACCTCTTTTTGTACATTGATGCGTTGTTTTTGCAACTCGTTCTCTAACAGTTTTTCTTGTGCGCGTTGATCCTGTTGCGCCTCGAATTGACTTTGCTCCTGATCTATCTGTTTGTTACGAAGCTCAACTTCAGCCTGCCTGATAGCAACTAACGGATCATCTCCGCCTTGTCCAATCGACTGCAAAAACTCTTCACTAAGTTGCGCCATAATCGGTGCAGCAAACTGGTCAAGTAACATTTGGATTTGTTGTGCAGCTTGTTGTTGCTGGTCAATTGGCATTTGAGCTAGCTGCTGTTGCACCTGTTGTATTCTTTGCATTGTTTCAGGAGGCATCTGTTCTTGAGCCAGTTCTGAAGCAAGAAACTGCAAATGCTGCATGATGTGGCTGATGATCATAGCTTGTATCTGCGGGTTTTCTTTTACTACTTGGGTCAAAAACAAAGCCCTGTGAGTTTCAACGTGCGCCCTGTGGTTTTGACCCTCGAAGGCTTGTGCTGGCTGACCCATCAAAAAACCAGAGTTTTCCAAGCCAGCATCAATTGGTCGAGGAGTCATATCTGGCGGCGGCTGCAACAAACTTTCTACGTTATCTATTCCTAACGCACCATACATTCTGCGGTACGCTTCGTAGATTCCGTTAGGCCCATGCACTTGCGGATTTGATTGCACCATCTGCAACAACTCTTGTGCAAGCGTAATACGCTGCGACTGACTAAATATGTTTGGATCAGAAACAGGAACCACATCTATGCGGTCATCAAAATCAGTCTGCTTAATTTCTCTCGGACCAGTACCAGTCTCGTAAGCGTATTGTGGAGGCAGGTATTCAGCAAAAAGTTTGGACAGCAATCCAAACTCTAGCCGCTGAGCATAATGCAGCCTCTTGTGAATCGCAGACATCACCTTGGTTCCACGCTCTAGCAGAGCTACCGTTGTCCCAACGGGCATGGCTTGGTTCATGTCGCCCACGTTCATGTCAGCTATAGCTGCAAAACGCTTTCCTGAATCAACCAAGATTCCCAGCAAAGACATCAGCACATTGCTAGGCTCTTTTATAGGAAGCGGTATCAGGTTTTCTCTTAAAGAACCGCCTGTCGTATCGATATCTCTAAACTCTCCGGGCTGTAATGGCTCGTCTTCATCCCGAATTCTCATCCCTCTTGCCTTGAAGCCAGCAGGCAAGTTTGCCAAAGTCCCCGCGTCAATAAGTTGGCGGAGTATTGAGGTCGAGGCTTTGGACAAACCGCCAATCATATGACTTAGTCCTAAGCCATAGAAGCCTAGTCCGGGCAGAAACTTATACTGCACAAAAAAGTTGATTTTGTTCTTGTACGGGTCGCCTTCTAAATAGTTTCTGCGAATCGATAAAACGGTTTGCGAAGACTCATCTATTGTCACGATGTAAGGAAGCTTCAATCCAGTTGGGTTGCCTTCTTGGTTTACATCTTCAAACCCTTTGAGGTCCAGTATTGTATGCACTTCGTAAACTGTGTGATCTCTGTCTTCTGCGTACGAGGGTGACATGCCCTCGATATCGTCTATTTCTTTTTGTACGTCAGACTCGTCTGCCTCGTAAGAGTTTTCTTTGATCTCCACATCCGCATAGAAACCAGACAGCTGTTGTTTTTTGATTTC